AAGATATATACTGAACTTCCCTTCCTCTGGATTTAATTTTCTCACTCAATTCTTCATCAAATTCTACAACATAGTTATTATTACACAGGAAAGACAGGTAGTAGTTACACTTACTATTAAAATAGTCTAACACATTTCTTATAATATATTTTACTAGCCCCTGTTCGGAAAATGCCCTCTCCCAAAACTTCATTACCTCATACATGAGATCATGGTCTTGCCTTCTCAGCCAGGATGCTTCTATCTTATCTTGTAGCTCCTGGACAAATTCATCATACTTCTCCATGTCCCTTTTTAAGTTGTTGTACTCTTGAATTTTTATATAATCTTTAGAAGATACTGCGGGACCATCCTCATATAGATCAGAAAAAACCTCTATCTCTTTTTCTATCTTCCCGATGGAGTCTAAGCAAACCACCAACGAAGATTCTACATCCTCAACATGGGTATCAGCAACTGGTTGTTTACAGGAATAACATAGTTTAATCTCATTAGGATTTTTTATAGAATACTCTAAGGAATTCTTTCTTTTAGTGAGATCAAATATCCTTTGGTGAGACAGCGCGATCTGACTGGAGACCTTCTCCTTACTCTTTTCCATTTTAATAATATCATCAAAAGAAAGATCCAGGTATTCATACCTATCCTCATATTCCGCAGCTAGAATACTTAAAGTTTTCTTCTTCTCTTCTACAGTCGTTACACTACTATGGTGTTCCTGACTAATGGATAACTCGGTCTTAGCTTTCTGGTAGAACTCTGCTTTTAGACGCTTAACGATAGCTCTTTTATCAAAGATATCATCCAGGTTAAGAAAATTATTGATAATAGTTCTCTTATCTTCTGGGGAAGCATCAAGAAAATCGAACCCATTATGCTGACCAAAGAAGGAGGTACATAAGAGACTTTTATAAGTGAATCCCATCACCTCCTCTATCTCCTTCTGAGTAGCTGGGACAGATGCCTTGGTCCTATTCTCCTCTCCTATAAAGAACTCCAGGAAAGTAGGCTTCCTCTGCCTACGGATGAGCTTTCCATCCCGAAAGTGAATCTCTACTAGACAATTCTTTTTATTCTTATTATTTACAAGAGCAGCCTCGTTACTTTTTCGAATGGTCTTGCCTGTCAGTCCCCAGCACACAGCCTCTAGAATTGCACTTTTACCAGAGCCATTGGAGCCCCCAGCGTCTTTGTTTACTCCCTCTATCAGAGTTATTCCCGAATAATCTTCCAAATTCAGGTCCATACTCTCGATAGAATAGAAGTTCTTTATTTTAATTTTCTTTATACGCATCGTCAATAAGATTCAAACCTGACAACAGGTAGTCCTTTTCTATATTAACAGTAGAATTATCTACATAATCGGATAACATATCTCTTGATAGGTTAAAAAGCTGCGTCTTAGGGTCATAGAAATTCTCGCCTCCCTCATCTACAGGGGGGATATACCTTATCTCCAGACAATCAATAGGATACTTGTCCAAAAACTCCCTAGCTATGAGATGATTTTCATTATCCAACAGGTTACCTACACAAACGCGAACAATTTTAAAATAGCCACTCTCTAGCAACTCTTTCTCATCAAAGGAATCTCTGTCAATGACAATATGCTTGGGACCAGAAGTTGGAGATTTAAATTCTACATCTTCTCCATCTAAAATAGCGTAGTAGTTATCCTTCCCTGCCTCTGTAAAATTGGTAGTGTAGGGAGTTCCTAACACAGTCAGCATTATTTCCCCAATTTTTCTTCTATGAAATCGGTGAATATGCCCGAGATAACTAGTATTCCTAAACCTAGAAATATCAATGGTAAAATCACTATCCCCCATAGAATTAAGAGAACCATAATAACCGAAGTGCCCAAAAACTGTATAGCCTTCAGGGACTTCCTCCAAGGCTGCGGTGATTCTACTGTCATTTTCATAGTGAGGAATAAATACTCTTTTCTCTGTGTGTTGAGTTTGTGTGTGACAAACCACATTAGCGTGATAGCTGAATAAACTCAATGCAGTAATCCCATTATCCGCTTTTGTTTCGCTATCATGATTGCCTCTGAGAATTGTCAAAGGGATTTCCAAAGCCTGTAGCTCGTCTACAATAACTTTCAAGGCAAGAAGAACGCTAGGAGAAGGTCTGCGCTTCATAAACACATCTCCCAGAAAGAGGACCTCCCCAGGCTGCTCTTCCCAAATTATATTTAAAATACAATCTCTCTGAGATTCTAACATACCCCTAGGGTGGTCAGTAAGGTGTAAATCAGTTAAGAGAAGAGTTCGCATAGTATATCATCTACATTCATAGGTTTGCCTTCAGTAAAAACCACTCCCTTTCCATCCCCGAAGGAATGACCAATCTCTAAATCAATAGAGAGAGGTACATCCAGGACAATATTAAATTTCTCCTTGATATAGGGATAATTCACCAACTCATCATAGATCAACTCGCCCAATTTTTCAACTTCTTCTGGTGGAGAAATAAACTCAATACTGTCGTGAACCGTCCCCACGATACGGGATTGCATTCCTAACTTATTAATGCTTTTGTAAAGACCCACAAGAGAACAAAGAAGGATATCAGAAGCGGAACTCTGAATCGTAAAGTTAAGCCCTTGTCTAAGGGCTCGGTTAGCAACACCCTTATGCTTACTATACACATCAGGTAGATTGCGCTTGCGCCCAAAAATTGTATAAGCATACCCATTAGATCTAATAAATTCATTTATGAACTCCATATATTCAAACACAGCAGGGTATACATTTTTATAGTTGCCAATTATCTTATCCGCTCTCTTTAGGGAAATCCCCATAGTCTCACTAAGATTAAACGCACCCCCTCCATACACAATGAGGAACGAGACAGTTTTCGCAATTTGCCGTTCATCCTTAGTTATTTTCTCTTTATTAAAGAGGAGTCTAGCCGTATAAGAATGGAGATCATGACCCTCTAAGAAAGCGGTTTGCATTCTTCCCTCTTTTGCTATATGAGAGAGGACTCGTAGCTCCATCGCTGCATAGTCAGCAGCCAAGAAGCACCACCCCTGAGGAGCCGTAAAAACGGATCTGATATTAGTAGTAGTCGAACGGGGGAGAGTATGGAATGATACTCCCATCGCTTTCTGGGCGTTATAGGAAGCGCATGAGAGCCTTCCTGTTGCCGTCCCCTCAAACCTATAATCTACAAAGACCTTATCTAGTTCATTATAGGAAATAGCTTTTAGAGTTCCTTGAATATAGGTTTTCGCCAGCTTCTCGGATTTCCTAACATCCAAGAGACTGTCTAAAAAATTCTTAAGCTCTGATAACTCCTCCTTGGTCTTCTCCTCTAAAACTGCCTTACAAATTCTCTTTCCTTCTTCGCGGTGTTGCCATTTGTTCATTTTCTCAGAAGTTCCTCATTCACAAATTCCAATAGAAGTTTGAGGGTGGGAGCAGATACAGAAGGTTTTCCTTTGTTAGTTTTGTCAGGAGGGTAGACTTCAAAGCCTCCCTCCCTAGTATACAGAATATCAATTAAGTCCTTAGTTGATGATAGATTGTCTGTCTTTAGAACTTGCTTGTACGCATAAAGGTTATCATTATCATCAATATTCTTATCTTTTAATGCCTTCCCTACCGTCTGGAGAGCATCACGATCTACATTCATTCCCTCGTATTCAATATCTGCAAAGATAGTGTTGGCTTCCGCTAAGACTTTCTCCACTAACAGGAGAGTTGGCTCATCCATCTTTTCACAGATGAGTTCAAAGAGCTTTAGCGTGAAATAAGAATCCATCGCATTCCCCTCGCAACAATCTGCTAAGGAAATGCTAGACCAATCAAATGTTTTGGGGTTGTGGATCGTCAGCATGACTATATATCATAGGAGATAAGCCAATGAATTTTGAAGACAAACTCATATTAGTTATACTTCGGGAATCAACAAAGATTGACGAAGGAGTAATGCAGAGCATTAGAAACTTTAGAATTAATAGAAATATAAATAAAGCAAAGGCTTATGCTCAAAACATAAAAAGATTAAAAGCACAAAGAGATGACCCAAGGGCACCCAGAGGAAAAACAAGATGGATAGATCATGCTGAACAAAAGCATGGGAAGGCTGGGAAAACCATCTACAGGCTACTTAGAAAGTCGGGTAAGACTCATGGAGAAGCTGAAACACATATGCAACATCATACTGGCTTTGGACCTGACCCTACTTGGAACCAAGACAAGGATAAGGAAGAGGAAGCAAACGAAGGTTAAATAACCTCTTCAGCTACCTTTAAAGCCCTATCAAAATAATCTAAAACTTCTTCTTCTGTTCGAAGCCAATGATCAGTTTGTTTATTCTCTAGACTCCATTTAGACAAGCGAGGAGCCAGAACCTTTAAGCGTCCTACTTTATACTCAGGGGAGAGGTCTTTATAGTGTAATACTTTTAACTCACGCAATTCGCTAGTTGTAGGTTTATAAGAGGTAGCAGGAGGCAGCAAATGTTTATTTCCATCTGCATCAGTTCTCATCACACCATAATTTTGATCCGTAGATGCGGAATGCGCTCCCGTCATATAAACTAAATTAACTCTAGGATCAAAAACTAAACTCTTATTCATTCCCTCTTGTGGTACTCCTATCTTTACCTGTTCCAAAAGAGAACTTCCTATTTCTGGAAATTTCTGAGAGATCATATCAAAACCCTCAGTTAGAGGGACGGTAATTCCCGCTTCCCTATATTCATATAACTTCTCTCTAATCTTTGGATGATATAAAAACTCATCGCAGTCTGCGACAATAACCCAATCTGCTCCTCTACCATGATCCTTATAACAGGTATTCTTAGCCAGAGTTAACAATCTATCGTCATATATTCCAGGCGCTCCCCACGATATTACTTTTACCTTTGAATATTGTTTAGCAATTTTCAAAGAAGAGTCCGTGGAAAAGTTATCCAGAAGGATAATGGAGTCACAGAACTCAGAGTAATAGTCTAGCGTAAAGGGAAGGATCTCCTCTTCATTCCAACAAAAAATGAAAGCATCTATCATCATCTACAGACTCTCCAACTCCGTAGGGAAATAAAGCTTCACTAGATCCATTAAACTCTTAGGCATATTCTCATCCAGTAAATGATGCATAGTCTTAGTGTCCCACACATTCTTGGTATAGACTCCATGATTAATCAAGAACTTGAGATCGAACTTAGCATTGTGGAATACCTTCTTACTCTTAGGATTCTCTAGAATCTGTCGCAGAAGAACCCAGACCTTTGCATAATGAGGTTGTCCCTTCCTAAATGGACTCTGCTTATGATCCAAGGGAATGACCCAGTTATGATCTTTGGAAGAAATAGCAATAGTCTGCACTAAATCTTTTCTAAAGTTGAGCCCCGTAGTCTCAATGTCTATTGCCAAAGTGTTCTCTGTGTTTTTCAACTTTTCACTTAAAGATACCACATCTTCAATATCAGTCAGAACCTTATACTGAAAGGAACTCCTATTGGAGTTACAAAGGATATATTTTTCATAGGCATTCCTGATATCAGACTCAAAGAGTCTCTGATGTCTAGGCTCCTTTATAACAGAGTAGGGGTGAAATATAGGAACTACAGTACAAGCGTGTCCCTCCTCAGTAATAAAAGCGTAGGACTTACCTCTCTTACCAGTTATTCCACTTTTCTTAATAAGCATCTTCATGGCAAGGTTGCCACAAGGAAAAACTAAAGAAGGTTTTACCTTATCAATAGTAGCTTCTAGGTGCTTCCTACAGAGATTCATATTAGTAGGACTCATATCTACCTCTTTCACCGAGGAACATTTGACCGAAGCAGCTACACTAAATTCTCCTAGGCATGAAGCCTTAATGAGATTGTACTCCTGTTTCGAAAAAGTACCAATCTCCCCTACTTTATATTTTATAGAGTCCGATAAGAAGAGAACCTCTGCGGATTCTAACTCCTCATAATCCATAACGGAATGGCAAGCTTTGCTTTCGTCCAAAATAGAGCATCCCTCACATAAAGGATTGATACTACTAGACTTAAGACCAGAATATAAAGATTGCAAATCACTCATACTACTATAATAGAACTAACAATGGAATATTTAAATAACAAACATTTTGAAGAGGTAATTAAATTGTATCTTCAAAATAATGCGGAACATGAAGACGAATTAATAAAGTTATTTGACATTCTAATCACAAATATACTGGAAGGATTTCATTTCAACATAGATAATGAGGATGCTAAACAGGAATGTTTTCTTCTAGTCCTTAAAACCCTTAAGAATTTCTCTCCAGAAAAAGGTAGCGCATTCAATTATTTTACTACGGTAATTCTCAATAATTGTAAATTACTCTACACTAAGGACAAAAGATACAAGGAAAAACTTGAGAAGTATATGAAAAGGTTAGACCCTAAAGCCTGAGTTTCTTATAGATACTAGCTAAGTAATCCTCTACTATAACCTTTCCGCGCTCTACTGAGACCAAAGCGGGAGCGAGCGAAGTATTGAATATTACAAAACTATGGGGCATATTGAAGCTATCCACCCCATAAACAGGCTCGCTATACTTAGTACTTTTCTTACACTTGCTATTCAATAGGTCTACTAACTTCATACTATTTTTATCCCATAAGGAATGAAACAAGATATGAATATTATTCCCTTTAGACTTTTGGACCCTTAAGATTTTGTTAAGATCGTTCTCTTTTTCAAGAGGAAGGTAAGTATACTTCATTAATCTTCAATAATTTCAATGGGAGAAGCTTCTGCATTGGGCACAGCCCCCAGCAAAGAAGAGGCATCCATCCCAAGCTCATTAAGGGCTGAAGCGTCAATCCCCTCCTTGTTCTTCTCCAAATACTGTTTCATGTTTACCATCAAATCTTCTTGAAACTTCTCAACTCCCTTATAAAAGATAGTCCTGAGGAAATCATCCTCAGTCACATTATCGGGACGAAGATGCTCCATAAAGTTCTTAAAAGCTTCAGTCTCATCTTTCCCCATCTTAATAGTAAATTTCATTCTATTTCTTCTCCGTTGTTCCTTTTTGATCTTCCACTCAGCAATATTTAAAACTAACTCTTGTTGTTCCATTGATCTATTATAGTAAAAAGAGGGTCACTTATGGAAGATAACTACGATTTAAAAAAATTAAGACAAAAACCTAAAAAAAAGAATAGCCGTGCAAAAGGACACACCTTTGAACGCGATGTTGCCAAGGCTCTTAATGATAGACTAAACACCACCGAGTTTTCAAGAACTCCTGGATCTGGTGCATTCGCCACTACGCATTCGTTACCCGCACATTTAAAAATATATGGAGATTTAATAACACCTTATAATTTTAGATACTGTATAGAATGCAAAAAAGGATATAACAACATAAATTTATACAGCTTATATAATAATAGCTCAGATTTATGGGATTTTTTCAGACAATGTGAAAAAGATGCGAAAAAATGTTGTAAAATCCCTATGTTGATATTAAAACAAGACCGAAAGCCCATACTTGGGGCAATACCTACTTACGAAGCTCAAAAAATAATAAAAGGAGTAAGTTTTATAAAGATTTCCTATAAACCAGGAGACTGCTCTGTTGGGAAAGATTGGAATATCTATCTATTTGAAAATTTGTTAGAGTTACCAGATAATATATGGGTCGAGGGAGAGGGGCAAAACTCTACTTTATATTAAAATCTTTTCAAAGAGAAGAGCTTGAGCCTCTAAGAAAGCTTTGAGAATATCTTCATTTAATTTTCCTTTAAATATATTCTCACATCCAGCCGTTTTTAAGCCGAAAACTGAGGAATTACCCTTTCTCTCAAATTTTAAGCTCATATTACCCCAATCATTAGAAACAGAGCTTCTCTGCAATGCTAGGTTTCCTTTAGCCATGTCCACAGCTTGTTTTTTAACACAATCATCCTGATTATAAACTTTTGACTTATTACCGAGTAAATCCATTTCCATAGCAAAAGTACTGTCTGCTGACATTCCCGTATACATAGAAATACTCGCTAACATTGTCCTATAAGCAAGTTTTTTACTATCATCACCAGAACCTAATATAATACCCTCAGCTTTTTCAAATAAAGCTCGTTCTACGAAACTTGCTAACCTTACAGATTCCCTTCCATCTTCTTTATCTCTTTCAAAATTCTTAGTTAGATAATCTAATAAGAACTTCTCACTAAGACTTGGAGCAGCATTTGTAGTCTCTATGATTTTTTTAACCACTTTTGCTACATCCGTCTGCCCCATCCCCTTTACTTTATCGTTTCCCTTAATCATTTCCCCCACTTTTCCTATAGAGCGAAATTTATTCATCATTGTTTCATATTCTTGACGGGAAGGACCAGCACCAGTTCCTATACCTAGACTTTTTTCATTCTGTTTAATAAAATCTTGGACTCTCTCGGGATCCTGATTCTTCTTGTAGTGATCTGTGTTAGAAGGATCTAACATGAGATCTAAGGTATCTACCATAGATCTAGTTTGTCCTAAACGAGTATCAGTTGGAGTGATATAGGTTTTTAGACTTAAGGGAATAGTAAAAACATCTGAATCTAAATCATAAGTAGTATCAAGATGCTTATATAATTTTTTTGACTTTAGTAAATTTCTTAAGGATTTATCTAATTTTTCTCCCTGCTGACCTTCTATACTTTTTCCCGCTTCAATTGTGAGAAGTTCTCTTAGAGTCTTGGTGTTAGCCTTCATTATTCTCTTGCGTTTTCCCTCATCTGTCACCCCCATTTTCTTTAAGGATTCCAGATAAGAGTTTCCGTCCAATTTTGTTACAAAAACATCGGCCTTCTCCGAAGGACCTGTATTTCCTCCTGCCTGAAAAACAAAATCAGAATCCACAGCTTCAAAAAACTTTAATTGATTAGAAACTATTCTCTTAAATATATTACTAATAATCTCTCGCTCTCCCTTACCAAATCTTTTCAAAGCTCCTACTGTTTGAGTAATCCCTTCTGTGTATTCGTCAGATAGAATCTCTCCTTTTTTCATCCAATCATTAACTTTAAAAGCTTCAGAAAGCACACCCTCAGAAGTTTTAAAAAGAACACTCATTTCCTCTGCTATGATATCCTTTTTACGAGCTATCTCCTTTTGAAGATTCCTAGCCTCTGCACTTCTTTTATCCATTCCCCCGTATTGACCAATCATATTAGAAATATCTAAGATATGAGGTACAAATCCTACAATCTTTTCAGCCTGAGTACCTCGGAAATTACTACACCACTTAGCACTCTTTAATTGTTCTGGGGTAAGCATCTTATCGGGAATTTTGAATTGGTCTACACTTATCCCTTCTTCTGCTGTCTGTCCTGTCCTCTTGTTCTGATCATCTACCCAGTCCTTAATTTTTTCATTATAAATACGAGCTAGTCCAACACTCATAGTTTCTTTTTGCTTACTTCTAGACGTAGTAGTATGATCAAACGATATTCCATATCCATCAATCTCACCTCGGTTATACCTTACCTTATTATTAGTTGAATCCAGAATAACATTAGTGTGTACCCACCTAGCATCGTTGTCTGTAAAAGCTCCATCGTCCCCATCTAGGTACTGCTGAAGCTTCAAACATTTCTTAGCAAGTGTATGCATAGTATCCACACCTTCATGCTTATCCTCCCAGTTGGCTTTCTCTCCTTTAAAAGTTCCCCCTTGTTCCTGAATTATCTTTGCAATTTCTGTGACCTTCTCATTAGTAACCTTAGACCATAAACTTTGAGGAGAATAAGAGTCTAAGTGATTCTTAGGATCCTTAACCCAACCTGGAGCATCTGAATCTGCTTTAGTTACCCTACCTGGATCTCCTGCAAATCCTGCGGCTATAAGAGTAGGTATAGTAGTTTGGCTCATCACCCTAATCTCTTGTGCTGTTGAATTAGCGTGTAATTGTTCCTCCTGAGTCTTTGCTGTGTCACTTAGGATAGGGTCCTGTAGGATATCCCTTCCACTACTCTTATATGGGTTTTGTAAATCAGGATTTTGAGATAGCAATCTTCGTGCTACCTCACCTTGAAGCTCCTTCCACCCATTCTTTACAAATTTTCCAAGATGACTAACAATAACTATAGGCCCAGACTCCCCTCTTGCAACCCATCTTTCTGACATCTTTCCTTCTGGATTCTCTGGCGTAGGTTGTCCTGTTTGAATAGTCTCTGGTTGAAGAACGGGTTTCATTCTTTCCACTCCAGTAGGCCCCTCTCCCTCATCTCCTATCCCCGTTAATCTTTGCATTTCGGAAGCAATCTGCGGTATCAACCTCTCGTTACTCGCAATAATATCAGAATAATTTTTTTTACTAGCTTCAAGTACAATTCTTAGTTCTCTTCTCTTTAGGAGAGAATAACTATCGAGGAGTTGGTGATAATAATTCATATATTTAATAATAGAGAAAAAAGCCCAGCCCAGGCTACATTTCTGGGCTGGGCTTAACCAGATTTAATTGTCTAGTCCTAAAGATTAAGGAAAAGTATTATGATCTTTCCGCACTCATGAAGTCGTAACGGAAACTCACCGTTAAGGTATGAAAATCTCCAGCAGTTGCGTAGTTATACTCAGAAGTCTTGTAGGATTTTGGATAAGCACCATAGAGAGTAACAGAAGCCATCGGAACAAGATCTTCATCCAATTGATGAATCATCATATTAGTTTTAACTAAACTATCAATGTCCCCAAAGTGCCCAGTCATTGGATCGTAAGTTCTTTGACACCAAGCATAAAGGTTAGCAAGAGCCATGTCCGCACTCCCTAAAGGATCTGTTTTCAAGTTATCAAAAGTAATCGTTACTTCTTCAGGAGAAGGCTTTCCTGGGTAGTAGTATCTGTCATTAACTCTGTGAACTTCAATGTCTTCCACAGTATATCCAATCTCACTTACTTGTTTTGCTGCGACCGTAAGAAGTTGTGGATTTCCAGGGACTCCTTGCGGTAATACAAACTGCACTTCGAACTGATAAGGTCGAATTGAATCAAGTTTTGTCGAGAGTTTGGGCATGGAGGCCAAATCCCCCTGAGTAATTGTGCGCCCAAATTCAGAACTATTATAAAAAGTTGCCATATATTTCTCCTATATTACGAGAGCGTAGCTCCCTGACTGGTAAGGTTAATTTCAAAAACAAGAATCTCTGCGGTCTTAGTTGGTTTAATTATAACTTTAGTCCACAATTCATTCCGATCAATTCTTAGAGGAGTATTGGTAGTAGAATCACACACAACCTTGAACTCTGTAATGCCTCTTCGGTTTTGAATATCTAAGAGAGCAGGATTAAGAACCCCCGAAATCCTGTCCCAAGTAAAGGGATCATTAGGTTCAAACACAAACTCTCTAGTAGATGCAAGAATTAGTTTTCTCACATAGATCATCAAGCGTCTTACATTAATTCTGTCCAACGCACTAGGAGTTCTCTTCATCGTTCGTTGTCCCCAAAGCATGATACCCTGCTGAGGCCACTTCTGAATGGGGTTAATCACATTACCTCCACTATACATAGTGTCCCTATCCCCTTGAGTTAAGTTTACTTCAAGATCTGTAGGCTTAGTAAGCCTTCCTCTTACAAATCCTGCGGGAGCAAACCACGGGTCAGCAACATTATCAGTAAAGGTCATTTGCCTAATAGCAAAGATAGCGGGGTCATACCACACATCCTTACTGTCAAACTGGGAGAATAATTTTACCCAGGGCCAGTAAGTAGCAGCATAAGAGTTATTAATAGCTGCGGTTCTATACGAGCTTTGCCCATTAGACCAAGCAATTGCATCCTGAACTGTACCCACTCCATAAGGAGGAGACACGATAGCTAAGAAATTTTGATTAGTTTCTGCTAGTGTTATTAAATTATTCTGAACACTTTGGGTGGTGATTCCTGGCACACAGGCAATAGATATATTAAGCACATCATCATCTAGCAGTTGCATTCCCGTTTTAGGTTCGGAAGTAGCATCTCCAATAAGAGCAGTAGCATTTTCGGTAGAAGTACCGATGCCATTTGCTCCACCCCCAAGACCCGTAGTACCTTGAACCATTTTGGCAAATCTACCATCGGCACCGTCTGTAACATTAGCAGCAAGAGTACTAGTATCCCCAAAAGCCTCTCCAACTCCAAGAACCGCTCCTCCCCACACTCCTGTTACTTCTGTATAACCCATAGCACCAAAAGTA